TTTGTATTGGCGGTTACCTTCTGGTCTGTGGATGCAGAGCCGTCCGCAACCCAGCTTGCCGTAGGACACAGGGACAGGATAGGGATTTCCACGCCGCCCTGTACGTTTGTTTTTCTTACTCTCGCATACAGCTCGCCATGCGCTTTCAGCTCTCTGATAAATTCCTTCATCACGGTTGTGGGAATCACCGCTGTGGTCTCTGTTACCGTAGTTACAGCATTCTGCAGCTTGCCTATAATGGCATCCTTGTACTTGATGGGCAAAGCCTCACCGCGGCACACCAGATTCATAAAGGCATTTTTATATTCATCTGTATCGAATACATCCTTTCCCGCTGCGTTGCCTGCGGAACCGACCACGCCGTCCGGATGCGCTGTCCCTCTGCCCTGCATGGCGGCAAGGTTTGCCTGCGCCGTCGCAAAGGCTTCATACGCGTTATCCAGCTTCTCCACCTCTTCCATTCTTGCATTTGCACCCTCTACATCGCCGTTCTGCAGCAATTCCTCCGCCGCATTGTAAAGTGCTTCTCTCTGTGCTTTGTAATCCTCGTAATTCTTAAACTTCATCCTTCATTTCCCCTTTCAATCTGAGTAATTTTAATTTTGCAGTTACAGTTTTAACTTCTGCGTTTTCCTCTCCCCTTGCAGGAAGAAGATCCTTCAGCTTATGAATGGTCTGCGCAGGCAATACACCGATGCCGTTTGTCAGCGTCGGCGCAGATGCAAACATAACCTCATCCACAAAGCCATATTCCACCGCCTTCTGCGCATCCATCCACGTTTCCGCATCCATGATGCCAAGCAGCTCCTCCATGCTTTTGCCTGTCTTTTCCAGATATGCCGCCGCGACTGCTTTATTTGCTGTCTGCAAAATCTCCGCCTCCTGCTGCATATCGTGAAAATCCCCTGCGGCAGAGCCGGAAACATTATGCACCATAAACAACGCTGTCGGGCTGATTCTGGAATGTCCTGCCTGCGCTATCACAGAGGCGGCACTCGCAGCCAGACCCACAATATTGATTTCTACCGTGCCCGCGTATGCTTTCAAGGCGGTATAGATTTCACTGCCGGCAAACACATCCCCGCCGCCGGAGTTAATTTCCACAAGGAGCGGCTCCCCATTTGCCTCGCTGATGGCAGCATTGACATCCTTCGGACAGGTTGCATCCATGCCGAACCACTCATAAATCCACTTGTCCGCATTTCCGACAATCGTCCCCTTCACCTCGATTTTCCTCATTCTTCCTCACCTCCTTCCATAAAGCCTGTATCCTTGCGCCGCAGCAGCCTGTCTCCGCCGTCCACAGGTGCCATATTCAGCACCGCACGCACCTCGTTCGGTGTCATAATGCCCCTGTCAACATACTGCACCAGCTCCAGCTTTGTTCTCATGCTTGCAAAGGTCAGATTAGAGCACTCGAAAACAATCTTATTCCCGAAGGCACGCTCCCTTCTGGTAAACAAACGGCTGCTGTAGGTTGCACTCATCTGCGTAATCATCGGCTCAATGGCATTTTCGTAATACGCAATCCATTCATCCTCTGTATAAAGAGAGCTGACGATTTTCTCGTTCGTATTGAAAAAATCATAGATCCGTTTAATGATGCGGTCGGTCTGTGCGGCATTTGGCACATAGTCCTTCGGTTCAATCCGCTGCACATCCGCCTTACTGTCCACGCCCGCTGCGCCGAAGGTTTCACTCTCCACAGAAAGATAGGTATCCGCAAATTCCTGCACGTTTTTCCTTACGTCATCCGGTCGCATGGCATTTGTAAAGCGCAACAGCCAGCGAATCACACCACTGTTCTTGATAGCCTTCACAAAGCCCTGATCCATAATGCTGACACACTCCATCAGCTGAGAAAGTGCCTCCATCGGACTTTCCCCGAAAATATCATCCTCATTGAAATCATCACGCAGATGAATGATATCACTGTATGGGAAGGTGCTTTCCCTCCCGTTCAGAAATACGAACCGTAAAAACAATTCGTTGTCCTTGTAAAAAGCCTCCACCCCCGAACAGGGAATGGGATACAATTCTATCGGCTTTTCAAATTCATCCCGTACAATCAGAATAAAGGCGTTGTGGTTCAGTGCCAGCTGATTTGCCACCTTCTCCTGCAGCATCTGCCCGCTCATCAGCGGATTAGGCTCCTCCAGCAGAAAACGGATATAGGCATCCGGATTGGCCTCTACCCGCTCCCCCTCCTGCGTTCTCGTAGTACGGATATGCTTTGCAACCGCCTTACCGATGGCTTTTGTTTTCGGGCGGATACAGGCACGCACCACATCGGAATGGTATAGCCTGCCGTTCCACGCATAAAAGCCGTTCCCCCTCTCCTGCACCATCTTGAAAGTTTGCTTGCTCATTTTTTGCACAATTCTGTTCCATAAACCCATTTTCTCACCTCCTTAAATCAGACTTTCAAATTCATCTCTTTTATTGCAATACACCACATAGGCATCCAGAAGTGCCGCTGTGCCGTCAATGCGTCTTGTGCGCTCATCGCTCTTGACAGGCTGCACGTTGCCGTTGACATCCTTCTTTTCCTCGGTGTTAATCAGACACCATTTATCAATCGGATTGTTGTTGTAGACGATTTTCTTTTCCTGAAATTCCGCCTTTAAATCCTTCATTGGCTGGGATAAGGTCAGAACGCCCTGCCGAATTTTAACCATGACGTTTCGCCCGAACTCCTGCTCAAATGCCGCCAGCAGCTCATCCGAGATATGCCAAGGGTCATAGCCGATATAAAGCGGATAAATATCTTCTCTGTCCCTTAATTCGCAGAACCAATCCAGAATTACCCGCTTATTCACGCGCCGACCTTCGCAGGTACGCATCAAGCCCTGCGACACCCATAAGCTGTACGGCACGCCGTCCCGTTCCCTTCGGTCTCCTCGTTCCTCCTGTTGGTCCAAAACCGCCTGCGGAATCCAGTACATCTGCTTAATGTAAAGCTTATCATCCCCACGCCGTTTGCAGATTGCCTTTGCGGCGTTTAGGTCAATGCTGTCCGCAGCATCAAAGCCGCCAATGCAATAGCGAAATGCGCCGCCCTCCGGCAACAGCTCCTCATTGTTTAAGTCCTCAAACGTCAGCCATGCAGACTGTGCCGTCTGTGGAATATTGAAATCCTTTACCAGAACCGTTGGCTTGAAGGATGGGTCATTCTTCGCCTTCTGCACCATTTCCTCCAGATATTCCTTTTTCTTGATGGTGCCAAGACCGGGGTTTGCCTTTATCCACATCTCCGGTTTGTCCCATTCGGAAGCATCGTCCAGCTCGTAGATAAACGGCAGAAAACGCGGTGCTTTTATTTTCCCGTCCAGCACCTTTTTTGCGTATTCATACTGCGCATCAAAGATGCCGCTGCGGACAAAGCCGTTTGTGGTAATACAAAAAAGCAATGGTTGTTCCCTTGCGCCCATTGCCTGTTTTATCAAGTCATATATATCTCTGTTTTTGATTGCCGCCAGTTCATCAATGATGGCTCCATGCACGTTCAAGCCGTCCAGACTGTTTGTGTTGCTTGCCAGTGCCTTAATAAACCCAAGATTGGAAGGCGCATATAAATCCGCAGCACGTTTGCGGATATGCTTCCGCAGGGTCGGGCTTTGCCGCACCATCTTGTAGCACGCATTAAACCCAAGCTTCGCTTGGTCCAGTATCGTTGCAACGTTGTAAATCTCCGGCGCACCCTCTCCGTCATTCAGCAGTAAATCCGTTTCCACGGCGGCACACTCTGTTGTTTTCAATTTGTTATCGTAAAGGCTTTTTATCCCTTACTTCTTATGGTTTCCCATAAGTTCGGCATATATTTTAACCCGTTCTGGGTTTCGCTCACTCGTGGGGATATTTTATTCTGTGCAATAAAAAAGCACAGGTTCAATCCCTATGCTCTACGGAGACTACAATGCTTTACTTTTGTAGTTTTCCTCGGTATTAACTTAGTTGTCTTCTTTCGCAAACTCAATCCATAACCCAACAAGGTCATATCTTTTTGTTTTGCTTGTATTGTGTGGTTTTATTTCATAAGGTGTTTTTACCATGGTTTTGTATATCGTTGTTGTTCTTTTTATTCCGATATATTCACATAAAAATTTAGGGCTTTTAAATGGAATTTTCGTTCCGTCTGGGTAACATAAATAACATGGCTTAAAGTTGGGATGCTGTGTACTCATAAATTCGCTTACTTTTTTCTTATGTTCTTCTGTATGATGCTTTCCCGACATTCCTTTTGGGTGTTTGTGCGTAACACCCCATTTTACCGTTCCGTTTGTCATACAGTTGTTTTCTTTGTTTAATGCCCATTCTCTATGTCTTGTTTTTTGGTTTTCCGTTTGATGCTTTCCCTTCATTCCTCTTGGATGCTCGGAATAAATAAGCCCTCCATTGCCGCCAATCGCTCTGTTATATCCTTTTTCCTTATTCGTACTATCATATTTAGAAATATATTCTATTTCAAACTTGCACGCATCTTCATACGATAAATTTTCTTTCAGGATGATATGTTCAAAGCTATCAAAACCATATTTCTTTATTGCATTCCAGAAAGGAATATTCTGATTTCTTCCTCTATGCGGCTTATACTGAGAACCCGCTCCCTTCCATCTAAGCTTAATGTTCCTTGTAATTCCGATATACACTTTACCGTTTATTTTTGATTTGTGCATATATAAAACCCACTCATTCACTCACAACACCACCTTAAGCACCATTATATTACGATACTCGAAGAATGGCAAGACCACCGTAGCCTCTACCGATTTTGAGCGATTTTCATTCTTTAATTCCTTAAAGATGCGGCAAAATTCTACCGTTTTTTCTTCCCTCCACAATCATTACTTCGTTGTACTGTCTGAAGTTATTATCATCCACAAAGCCAAAGATTGCCTGTAGCCTTGCCTTCTGGAATAGTTCAAGCTGTAACGGCTGTCCCAGTTTGCCTGTCGGTTGCTTGCAGAAACGCTCAATAAATGCGATATGCCACTTTGCAACCTCATAATCGAAATGAAATTCTCCGGGGCTCGCAAACTGATTCAAAAGCATTTCACTGACCCGTTTCATTTTGTCGCAGGCAAGAATCGTGCCATCATAAAGTGCGGAAAAATATTGTTCAAATTCCGTCATTTGCTACCACGCTCCCGTTGGAACAAAACAAGCTCATCCGCCGCCACTTCATCCGTTTCTGGCATCAGATCCAGAAGCTGCTTGATTACACTGGAGTAATTTTTAATTGTGGCGGTGTAGATTTCAACCTCCGGTGCTTTCTTCGTCCCCCACTGGTTTTCACCGTTCTGGTACTCCGAAATATATCCCTTCTCCTCAATGTCCGTTTGCAAATGCTCCAGCTGCTCCGCCATAAAGGCAGCATTGTCTATCAGCTTTTCAACGATTTTCTTTTTATTTTCGGGGATTTCCTTGAAGATACGTTTCAATTTTCGCATTTCCGCCGCTTTGATTTTTCCTTTCTCCATTTTCTCACTTCCTCTCTTTTCCGCCCTTATACTACACCCCCCACGCGCACGCACGCCCGTTGAAACAGTAGTCCACTCCTCGGTCTCCGTACTGCCAAACCAAAAATAAAAATAGGGGGGCTATTCCATTTTTCTTTTGTCTATCGGCTGTCCCTCCGCATCGAATCCACAGCAGCATCCCTTCCGTTGGACGAAGTGTCCTTCTTCCTCATCGTGGCAAGGCTTGCAGACATATTGCAGGTTGTCAAAGGACAGCGTGATGTTTGGGTCTGTGATGTTCGTCGGTGTCAGTAGCTCCTTGTGATGAACAATGTAGCCGACTCTCTCGCCGCATATCTCGCACATACCACCATCTACCATGATGCGACTGTCTATGTATGCTCGCCTGCACTTCTTCCACGCTCTGGAGTTGTAGAACCTTTTCGCAAATTCCTTCATTGTCTTTCTCCTTTGCCGCAAATAAAAAATCCCGATAAGCATTGTAGCTATCAGGATTTCTTTTGATTTATTTTGATATTTCTATTGACATTTACTCTTTTTCGTGTTATTATATAAACAGAAAGGAGGTAGTGCAAAATGAAAAAAGACAAAGACTTTAAGCTAAAAATTGTCGAACTTGTAATCCAAGCAGTTATTGCCCTAGCCGCTCTGATTACAGCCATCAAATCTTAGCAAGTTCGGGGAGTAAATCTCCCCTTACTTCTTAGATAAAGTCAATGTCTCATGTTTATTATAACCAACCGAAAGGAGAATGACAATGAAAAATAAAATTTCTGTTTTCTCACTCCTGTTTTTCTTTATCTATGCAATACACGCAGGCTGGACACCTATCGCAAAGCTCCTTGTGATTTTAAATTCCGTCCTTGTGCTTTTGCAAACTACTTTGCAATTCAAGGAGGTTATGCGCAATGTTAGAAGCTGAGTATATCTCTGTTACCCAATTTGCCCAGAAGTTCGGTAAGGATGTCGGCAATGTCCGCAAGCTGATTAAGGACGGTCGCATCCCTGCAATCAAAATCGGGAATCAGTGGGCAATCCCTGCCGATGCCGAACCTCCTGCCGATAAACGCGTAAAGTCCGGCGAATACCGTAATTGGAGAAAGAAAAAGGATTCTTCCGAAGAGGACCGCTGATGCGGTCTTTTTCTTTTTTTCTCCATGATACTACTATAACACAAAAGTACGTCCCTTTTGTTACCCTTTTTTCTTCGAGAGAAGATAAAAGAATTTTCTTCTTGCCTCGTAAAATTTTCTTCGTCCGACAGGTATACCTAAGTACTCCAAAGGCACACCGTCCGCTACGTTGCTGAGGATGTATGTATAAATCTCCGCATCCGCTTCAATCGCCGTCTGCTCAATCATCTCTAAGTCCCGCTGCAGCTCCGTTCTTCTGATTGCTGTGCTCGCGGTCTTATCCGAAAGCTTGCCGCTACCACCACCGCTGAGCGGAGGTGAACCGACTTCCGTAATCGACCGCAGGAGCGATTGCTTTTCTCTGTATTGACGGCAGAAATATTTTAATTCTCTGTAGCGGTTGCCGGAGATATTATATCCGTCAAGCTTTAAATCTCTGTCCTTCATGGCATCCCCTCATTCCCATAATCTTTATTTCTTCAATATTCTTTCCCACTTATTCTAAAACATCTGCAAACTCACCATAACTTTTAGCCCTCCTCGGTCAGTTTTTCTGTCATTATTCAGCGCGTAATTTTAACTCTTAATACCCCCTTTTTCTTTAGGTGGATTTTCATTTTTTGTTCAAAACCTTGAAAATCATTGATTTTTCGGGAAATATTCCCTATCAAAAAATGCCAAACCCATGCCAAACTGCCAATACCCGTTTTGGCACTCTAAAAACCGCAATTTTCCAAGAAAAACACAGGTCATTGGGATGTAAAAAAGAAAGAATCTGATCGCACTTTTCCTCTCTTTTTACTCTGGCAGCTACCGGTTTTTTTCGATAAAAAATGTACTCTCCCATGGTTTATTTACCTGTTTTCTTCTCTCATTCTTTTGTTTAAAATGGTCTGCCTGCTGCTGTAATTTCTCCGAAATTTACCATGACTTAATACCCTTCGCCTCGTTCACACTTAGCCCAATAATCCCTGCACTTTCCCTGCTGTCTGTTGCACGAAAATGTCCTTTCGGATGCTGTGGATACATGAATTCAAACATGGCATAGTTCGCCAAATCGCACCATTTTTTAAAGATTTTTCCCAATCAGCTTGGCTAAATCTTGGATAAAATTTACTTCTTGCTTGTTTAATTCCTTAGCAATTATCCAAGATGACCTCTATCATCTTTTATATTTAATTTCCTTTCCATCTTCCATCAATACCGTAATAGTATCTGGATAATTTGCAAAATATTGCTCGGCATGATATTTGCACTCTTTAATACTTTCTGGTTTAACATGATTCTTTTCGCACGCTTGACAATCGCTTTTTTCTTTGTATTGCGTATTGCAAATTTCACACTGGTACAATTTACATTCCTTCATTGTTTTCACTCCTCCTTCTCTCCAATGCCGCTTCCGCTTCCTCTCTTGTGAAATACAGGTTCTCATAGCCATACGGTTCCCATTCGTCAGCATACTTGACAGCCTTTACCGATACATCCTGCACCTTGTGCTCGCTGATATAAAAATAGTGGTTCGGTACGGTTTCTTCGAGGATTTCATACACCACATCCCCAACCTTGCGCGGCAGCACCAATAGCCGCCCCTCAACATCCGCTTTCACCATTCGCAGAATGTTTTTATAAAACACCCTCTGTTCCGGACAGAAGTCCATGCTTGCCAGCTTCTTCGCCATTTCCAGCATCCGTTCTTTTGAAATCTCGATATTCATTTATACCTCTCCTATCTTCATCTGTTCCGCCACAGGCTTATTCTCCGCATCCCTCTTACTGCCCGTAAAATAGCAATTCTCTACAACAACCGTTGTTGTCCAATGCCTTTCGCCGTCCTTCTCCCAGCTTCTGACATTCAGCCGCCCTTCAACAGCGAACATGGCACCTTTTTTCATAAATTTTTCTGCAAACTCTGCCATGGCTCCCCATGCGATACAGGAGATAAAATCTGTATCTGCTTGGCCATTCTTTTTGAACCGCCGATTGACCGCTAATGTATATGTGGCGTACTGCTTAGAATCCTCTGAACGCGTCCAATCCATTTTCGGGTCACTCGTCAGCCGCCCCATCAGGATCACCTTGTTCATGCCTGCCTCCCCCTTCTCTTGTAATGGCTTACCGCTGCGCTCTTTCTCTTATCCGCTTCATGCAGTATGCTTATCCTTCTGAATCTCTCCAGCTTCTCCGCTTGCCGCTTCCCGTCCCATGCTTTGTATTTCTCGCACGTCCCATGGCAACCGACAGCCCTCTCTTGGCATCCGCAGCAGGGGCAGTCCCTTCCGCTTGTGCTATATGTAATGCCTTTGCCCATTCTTAGCCCTCCAAACTAATCTCATACCTTAATTTCATCTGCGCTGGATATAGATCAACCTCCGGTTTTCTTTTTCCCGTCCAGCGCAATCCGCCTGCCTGTCCGATACACTTCCATCCGGCAGCACGCAGGCTTGTTCCATTTTCCGTTTCCAGAATGTATGTAATAACCCGTTTATAGCCCATAGCCCTTGCCGCTCTCCACGCCGCTGCATAGAGCATGGAGCAGGCATTATGAGTCCCATCCGTACAAAGTCGGTTGACCTCTAAGGTCCATCCGTCATCAAGGAAACGTGATACAGGTCTACCCACAATCGCAACTCCTACGATTTTGCTTGTTTCAACATCCGCTACGGCAATGCTGAATTTATGCCCAATGACCTTGCCATGGTGCCTATGATTACGCTTAACAAATTCGTTTGCCTCCGCAAGCGTTATCGGTACTATGTCTAATGCCACGCTCACACCTCCTACAGTAAATAAAACCCACCTGTATCCGCAGGCATCTGCGGTTTTCCTTCTGGTTCATCCCCCAGATAGTTCCTCCCAACGATTGCCATAAATTCTTCTCTGCTGTGTGTCTCCTCAAATTTTCTCTGGCAATCCCGTTTCAGCCGTAAATCAATCTTATGCCCATCCCTTCCATGGACACCCGACGTTCCTCTGTGCCATTCCGGCTTGAGCCACACCCAGAATCCATGCTTATCTGATATCTGCCGCATCCCTGCGCCGAAATAAATATGGTGCCGCTCCAACGGTCTGGTTTCTGTGTCTGTAAAATAGCAGCGTTTACTTTTTCCCTGCAAAATGGAATAACTATGACTGCCTGTTCTTGCTCCCTGCATCTGTTTCCGCTCCTCCCTCATATTCTCCGTAGTCCATGCCGCCCCGACGGACAGCCTTCATATACCGCACCCAACCGATTTCTGCAAAATAGTCCTCGGTCTGCACAATCACATCAAAACCCTTCGGCGGTCTCAGGGATACCTTTCTTTTGGTTTCCTTGATAACCTCCAGCTTCACTTCCGGCTTTTTCAGATTTCTGCTGGTGCTCCAACGCTTTGCACCCTTTCTGATGTTCTCCTTGGATATGTAGCTTGCAAGGCGGTTGTCCTTCTGGTTCTTATACAGCTTCTTAATCAGAACAGTACCTTTACCCCAGACATTTTCTAAAATCTCCGCCGCCTCCTTCATACTCAGCCCTTCAAATCCATTCATCACAACATGATGATGCACACGATTTTTTTTGCCCTGCGTTTCAACCACTGCAATATATTTCAATTTGGAAAATCCATTTTTATTCCGATATCGGTTCAGCCTGTCTCTGAAATTGCTGAATTCCTTTTTCGCCTGTTCCATCGTTACCTCTGCTGCATAGGTCAGCAGAACAAAATAATCATCCCCATTGAAATTGGCATTGATGCTACGTGTTATTTTCTTTCTGGCGATTTGCAGATTCCTTCTTGCCTGTTCCTCGGATGTCAGATTTTCGCTCCGACCTCTTTCGTATTTTTTCCCTATCGTCCGAGGGGAGTAAAATTCCTCCACCTCGTATACATCCCCCGACCGAATCTTTTTCCTATACTTTGGCATTCCCATTCCTCCTTTATATAAATAAGAGCGTGTCCATTCAGTTAATTGCTTTATGGACAGTCTAAAGAGACCGCCGCCTCTTGAAAAAACAGTCTCGGGAATACCGTAAAACCCTTGATAAATCAAGGATTCTGTGTTATATTAGATATAGATATGTACGGTCTCCCAAGACCTTCCCGTCTGCGTCAACAGGCGGGCTTTTTTTATGTCTTTTTCTGTTTCTTCCTATTAGATGTGGTAAGTTTTCCTCGCTTTGCTTCGGAAACCGCTATATTTCGGCGTTTATTCGTCACCTCACACAGCGTTCGCTATACGTTCGTTCCTCATAACCAAACGCCTCAACCGCTACTAGAGCCTGTTTTTTCCTTATATATATCCTCTGCCTTATAAACGGCATCCTGCGAAGAATCTTCTTCCCTGCAATCACACTGCTCCCCATGGTCCAGATGTGCGCCGCAGTCCTGACAGACCTCATACTTTCCTTTATTCCTTCTATCCGTCATGCCGCTCACTCCTTACAAATTATCCTGTACGCTTTGGCAAAGCGATTGCAGAGCCTTTCTCAGCTTATCCGCTTCTTCCTTGCCTTCGGATTCCTCTACCCCACCGATGCAGGTCAGCATTTTGTTGATTTCCCCCTGTACCGCCTCAAAATGCACCTTAAAAATCGTAATGCCGGATGAGCCTGTCGCTTTCAGCTTCTTTTCTGTATCTGCCTTTACCTGCGCCAATTCCTCCTTGGCTTTCAGCATCGCTTCTTCCGCTTCCTTCTGTGCGGCTTCATGCGCTTCAATGGCTGCCTGTGCCTCCTTTGCCTCTTTCTTTGCTTTCTCTGCATCCTTCTTGGCTTTATCCAGCTTCTTCTGCATGGCTTCTTCTGCCTTCTGATTGGCGGTGTTCTCCGCTTCCCTGCGGATTCTTTCCAATTCGGATTCATCCGGAATGGCAGTCTGCTCTGCCTGCATCCGCAGCTCGTCCATTTCTGTCTCCATGGCGGCAATCTTTTCCTCCGCTTCCTTCTGCGCTGTTTCCGCTGCCTCCTTCTGGCTGAGCAGTGCCTCCAGTTTATCCTCAGTCTCCTTATAGGCGGCATCCACAGCGTTATCCTTTTCCGTCTGGAACAGATCCAACTGAGACTGCAATTTCTCTTTTTCTGCACGTTCCGCTTCCAGCTCCTTCAGCAGACGCTCCATTTCCTTTGTTGTCATGTCGGCAACCGTTTTTTCTTCCCCGTCAATCTCGTGCGCCTCGCCGATGAATTCTTCTCTTTCGTCTGCCGGCAGGGAAAGCAGGAGCAGTGCCTTTGTTGCGCTGTTCCCCATGTCCGCAATCAGCTGCGGATTTCTGTATTCCTTGGCAATCCGCATGAAATTCTGTGCGGTACGTTCCGAGAACTCCACCTCATTCTGCAACCATGCACCCCATGCGCCATGCGGCAGTGTCAGCTTTGCCTCATGCAGACGCTTCCCAATCTCGATAATGGCGTTGCCTGCCTGTAATTTATAAAAATTGATTTCCTGTGTAATGACCTCAATCGGTCTTGTGATTTCGTTCATGCTGCTGCCTCCTTAGCCTTCTTATTTCCGCCTTTTTTCACGACTTTTTCCATCCACATATCCACAAAGTTCTTCACATCCGGGTTTCTGTCATAGGATGCGTTATGCTCTGTTCTGCATTGGATCACCCTTTTCTTCTGCAATTCCAATGTATAAAAGGGCTTGTCCGGTTCGCTTACCTTTCGCAGAAAGAATATTGCGGTTTCTCCCTCTGCCATACGTTTGATGTATCCGCCGACACAATGATGCAGGGCTTTTCCTTCTGCCGTCAGCTCCATCTGTTCTCTCGCAGGGCGAATGAAAAATTCTCCTTCGCCCCATGCGAATTTTTCCAGCTTTTCTACTGCTTTTTGGAATTTCTCTTGGTCTGCCTTATTCTTTTCAAATTTGACCTGTTCCATTGTGCGGTTGTGTGCCGCCGTCAAATCCTTCGGAAAAAGAATCTCCTTATCGTGTAAATCAAGGTGGAGCTGCTCACACTCTTGCAAATAATCCCGATAGGCTTGTGCCGTATCATTCTGAGATATGCTTCTTTTATCCGGATTTTTCTCTTTCCTCTTGTCCGTCTGGTTTTTAATGTATTTCAGAATCCTTCCTGCATTTGCGTATGTTGTTGCCCTGCTCCAAAGCTGTATATCCACCTTTGATTGCAGCACCAACCGTATCTCGGTATCTGTGACTTTTCCGCCGTATTTTTCCCAAAGGTCATTCACGCGCTGGATATCATTCAAGCTCCATTCCTCCGGCGGCATCAGCTTTAAAATCCGCAGCGGAAATTTGAAGCACTCCTTCAGCTTTTTCCGCTCCCAGAGGATGGCATTTCGGTTTTCCCTGTCCATGCCGAAAATTCTGTTATGTACAATATTCCGATAGCCTGCTTTCCAGAGAAATTCGATGACCGGATACCTTGCGTGGTATTCTAAGAAATAAATCGGATTTTTGTTGTGTCCCCTTTCTTCCAGATACCCCTCCAGATCGGCATACTGCATTGCCGTTCCGCTCAGGGCTTCTTCTATACCGGTGGGATAGAAGAAATAACTGCCGTCATAAATACGGTTGTCTTGCCATCTGGTCCATTCGTCCAGCTCGTACCGCTCTGTACGCATATAGTAGGATTCCTTCCCCTGCTTTTGCCATTTAGCTGTTTTATTCCCTCTGATGGCATATCTCACGGTTTCCTGTAGGAAATCCTCTATATGCTCCCATCTTGCCGAGTTATCCCGATGCAAGAGCCATTGCCGGAAGAACACCGTTTCTCCGTCCGTCCCCTTCTGCACCGCAACGATATTTTCAATGTAATTTGCGGCAAACGCACAGCCGTCCTCCAGAACGCAGATAACCCTTGCACCGCAGTTCGGGCAGGTTGCATATGCGCTCTGCGTAAAACGTCTGCCCCTGGCATGAACCTGTGTGCCGCAAACGGTGCAGATGCCGTTGACATTCCCTCTTTTATAAATAATCACTCTGTCCTCTGGTAAAACCTCTCTGCGGATGTAATCAATCAACCTCTCCGGTAAAGCTTCGGGGCAAAGCCGATAGTCCTCATCCATCAGCTCGCCCCGTTTCTCCATTGACCGTTTCTTCATTTCCTGCCTTGTTTGCTTTATCCATTTGCAGAGATTGTCCATCTGATGATTTTCCGTTTTTTCCGCTTTCAGAAAACGTCGCAGGGCTTCTTCCTCCCTCGGAGAAATAAGAACATACTCGTTATACCACCACATAGGTGTGCTGAAACAATTCAGAACCTTCTGCTGAATCCTGCCCTCGTGATTGATGCCCTTTACCTCCTTGCTTTTCTTTGCGCAGACGATACGGAAGGAAGGCATATCTCTCCGATACGCAGTGCAAGAGAGATTCTCCAGAAAATCAACCACAAGCAGACGTTCCCCATCCACCACAGGCTCCTTTACCGTTACCTTCCAGCGCACCTTGCTTTCTTCGTGAAACGGGGCAAACGGCATAGCTTGTATCTTTTTCAGATTCATGCCCTCGCCTCCTTACAGGAAATCTTCCAGACTGACGCAAACGCCCTTTTTCGCCTCTTCCGCAGGTGCCTGCGGATTTGCCGTTAAGCCGAAATATTTCAAAACCCGATTGATTGTATCTTCACCATCGCAACCAATTCCCACACAGTTTCTACCGTTTCTTTCCTTCAATGCTTTTTTATAGGCTTCCTCTTTGATTTCACCATAAATTTTTTTCAATGATTTATCCTCTGCCAGAATCTTTTCTGCTACTTCTTCCGTTGTAATCTGATCAATGATGTATTCTCCGATTTTCGCCAATACTTCTTCATTTGGCTCTTTTTGAATTTCTACATTTATCTTTTTAATCGCATCCTCGATTTTTCCCATTGTCAAAACCTCCGCCTTTTTTCCTATTTCTTTTGATTTGTGATAAAATGAATTTTAGATGGCTCCTCGAAGCAGCATCCCCTGTCAAAGGAGGTGATTGCCGTGTTTTTCTTTTTCTTTTTCCACAATGTATTTCCCGAGCGCCTCGCATGCGCTATGGAAAATAAAAATATGGACGCTGATACCCTTGCTATTTTGGCAAGTGTGTCTCCCATTACCGTCCAGCGTTGGTTAAAAGGAGAATATGAACCCAGAAACAAGAACCTGCGTGCCGTTGCTCATGTACTTAATACTTCCTCCAGTTACCTCAATGGAGAAGCAAACTAATCTTCTATATCGCATTTTTATTTCATCATTCGGGGATGCTGCTCCGAGAAGCCATATTTTCATTGCATAAATCCTACTTTTCTGCTACTATGTAAATGTGTTATTAGCTTTTCCCCCGAGGCGTGCCACCGCCAAAGGGGATATTTCATTTTTCTTCGAAACACTTTTCGTATGTCATGCCTGTCTCTTTGAGGATCTGGTCAATGACATATTTCGTCGTTCCTCTCTCTCCCTTCATCAATGTGATTACGGTTTTATGTGCTACCCCGATTCTTCCGGCAAAGTCACTGATAGATTTACAGTTCATCCATATCCATTTCTCCAGATTCGGGTAAATGCTCCATCCTGCGTCCTTCATTCCTTCACCACCTTTCTGCGAAATTCATCCTTGAAGAAGAAATACTCCGTCAGAATATTCACCCCCAGGCACACGCCCAGAGCCGCCATAATGTACATATCTCCGAAGTAATACAGAATTGCACCGATAACCGTCAGATCCGCTACGATTGCCGCTACGGCATAGCACACAAACCGTAATGCCCAACGAATCGGTTTCCGTAAACGTCTGCGTTTTTTCATACTCTCACCACCTCGCTCCCTTTCTCAAAAAACTGTCCGTATCTGAATGATTCTGTGTATTTCCCAAAATCCACCGTAAACACAAATGGATACAATCCTGTAACAACTCCTGTTTTCTTGTCTTTTCATACCGGGCCTGTGCTGCCCTCTCGGAAATACACGATTTTTTTAATCTTTTTCCCGATATACAGCTTTCCTTCCAACGCCTGCTTCATTCCCTCCAGCGTTGCGCCGCTGCGCTTCGCTCCGCCTCTCATAGCCTCACCCCCTAGCTTGCTTTTTCATCCTCTGTAAGGACATTTTCAAGTGAAGGAAAGTCCTTCTCATTCATTGCAGACAGCTTTTCGCTGATAGAATCCTGTAATTCTTCCATTGTTCCGCCGACCACCTTAGAAGTAATCGGCACACCAAACGATGTTATGTACTCTTTCATTCTTTATCCTCCTTCCGTTTTTTCGTAGCATCCAGTGCCGCTGATGCCACATACAGAGCAATTACCATCATCACCAATCCCGCTACACCCGCAAAGGTCAGCAGGGCAAGAGCGACAAGTAAATCTGCCATTGCATCCCCCTCTTTCTTCACTTTTCTTGACATTTCTCTCCATTTTCTTTATGCTGAAAAGAAAAGGAGTGATAGTATGACCATCCAATCCTATACTGTCCTAAAGAATCTAAAACGGATTGCAAACAATACCGAAACAGAGTTGTGCCTACTTGGTGATACCACACTAATCTGCCCTACATGGGATGAAGAAAATAATTTTGATTACTCAAAATATCAGGATGAAATATTCAGTATATTAGATGAACCGGCTTCAAATGGGTACCTGATATATCCCAGGGATAATAAGTACTTCATCGCTCTGACCTCTAAGGGCATTCATTCAAAGCAGGACATAAGCTCTGGCATTGTTGGATTTCTCATAAAATCAGTTGCTGTACCTGTTGCTGTTTCTTTGCTCACAACACTATGTACCTTGAAACTATTCGGAGCTATCTAATCAGCCCCAGTTTCGCCAGAAGGCATACTGTTGCTACCACGCTGACAATTATATTTATCAAAATTTCAATTAGAAATTTATCAAAGCGTTTGACCTTTTTGTCGGATGCTTTTTCTTCTTCTGTCATAGAATCACCTCCCTTTGGTCTGGTTTTCGCTGATTTACTATCTATCGAGCATTTTTAGTACCAAAGCGAATACAAAAGCAAGGACCCCAAGAGGAACTACCCCACATACGATAATGGCTAAGCAGATTTTTATGATGGTTAATAAAAACGATGCCATCTACTACACCTCCCCTCAACTTGCATCTTTATCTTTCTTGATACTGTACAAATCACTTCGCTTGACAATTTTCTCCCCCTGTCCTATTCTGAAAATACAGGCTGTTGCCGCAGCCGAGTACATAGGAAAGGAGATGATTTTATGAATATTGAGTTGTTGGTTGCACTTGCTGCAATCGTTATATCTGCCATTGTGCCTGCTATCACAAACCAGCAAAATAATGAACACCAAATTCGACTGAAAAAATTAGACACATTTTTTCTCGAAAAACAAAAGGTATACTTTGAGTTTGCTGATTCATATGCGCTCGCTTTAACAAATCCCAGCCCAGAGAATATTTCAAAGTTTCGCTCTGCAACACATAAATGCTTTATGTTAAATGCCAATAAAGATTTTTACAAAGATGCCTTAGAGTGCATTACTTGTCTCGAAAATAATGAATCTAAAGAAAAAATTGAAACTCTCTATATGTTCTGTGTTCGCTCTCTTTCTTTGAACTTGGAATTTGCCATTGAGGATTTTGAATACCCTATTTAATGGCAAGTACTAACGCCATAACCGCAAATGCCATGCCGAGATTGTAAAATTTAGACCGGCATTCGCGGTTCTTTATTCTATATCCGCTGTATACACAGACTATAGATGCTATTGAAATCAGTATGCTCATGAGAAGCACATTCACCTCCCTCAACTTGCTTCCTTATCTTTTTGCTGTTTAAAAGCAACTTTTAAAGTTACCCCTCTGCAAAAAAAATTTCAATCGGATTATCAATGTGCAATTCATCAATCATAATCTGAATTTCATCACTTCCGAATACCCCAATTTTCATCTTTTCATAAAATGTTTTTGGCGTAATTCCAATTTTTCTTGCAATATCAGCCTGAGAATACCCCTTTTCCGCAATAACTCCGCGAAGTTTATCTGTTCTAATCAACAAATCACCTCCATTCTTTATATATCTGCTACCATTATAATACCTACATTTTGATAACTTGTCAAGATGTTTTTTCTTGCATTTATAACTTTTTTGTGCTATCATTAAGTTACTTCGAAAGGATGTGTTTGTATGGATACAATCGGAAAAAGAATCAAAAACCTACGTTGCAACAAAATGCACATGAGTCAGGTTGCTTTTGCTGACGAAATAAATGTTTCAAAACAAACACTATATAAATATGAAAATGATATTGTAATAAATATCCCTTCGGACAAAATTGAGGACATTGCAAAATTCTGTGGTGTTTCCCCCTCTTATCTCATGGGATGGGAAGACACACCCCCTCTCCCCGAAGGTGCCATCCCCTACGTTCCCGAACCAATGGTAAACGTCCCTCTGGTCGGCTCTGTGAACTGTGGCACACCACTATTCGCCGAGGACAACATAGAAGGCTACATCCCCACCCCCGAATCTGACCTCCAGACGGGCGAAACCTACTTCTGGCTCAGAGCCAAAGGGGACAGCATGATAAACGCAGGCATCCATCATGGAGATTTGCTCCTTATCCGCCAACAGGCTGATGTGGATAATGGAGATATTGCCGTTGTTGCCGTCAATGGTGACGAGGCTACCTTGAAAAGAGTGAAAAAACAGGAAAATGCGCTGATTCTCCAACCCGAAAACCCCGCCTGTGAACCGAAAATCTTTGTTGGCAAGGATATGGAAAATATACATATCCGCGGTAGGCTGATGCAGCTTAGGAAGGAATTCTAAATAAAAAACTCCCCCTACAGTACCACTAATACCATAGAGGGAAAAGAAATTTGTTGCAAGAAAAAAGCAGGTTATATTTCAAACCTACTTTTCCCTTTGGAGCGCGGGCGATAGAACGAGGAAGAATTTAAATTCATTTCTCATGCAGGTTACCAGCCTGCGTTCTATCAGAAGGGCATTCCAAAATGTCTATATATGTTAATACATTATAACATGAGCCATACAATTATGTCAAGGAATCACGGGCAACGGTATGTAGCAGTAAACCAAAATATATGTGGGATTATTAAGATTTCCCAGCTGGGTTGGTGATTCCCAGTATTCTCAAATCATGCTTCCGCTACCCGCATCCCCATATTACTTCATGTTAATAATCTGAAGAATAATCATGATACAGGCTAAGAATAAACTCAGCCATTCATATATAGACAAATTTTTATTCCCTTCACCCACATACTGGACGGTTAAACTGATTATACCATAAAAATGTCAAAAAATAAAGGGGATACAATATATCCTGTGGATAACTTTTTGAACCACAAAATATAAGTTCCCCCTACAGTACCGCGAATACTATAAGGGGAAAAGAAAGTCGTTGCCTAACAACCCTCCAAACAGAAAATATCACAATTCGTGAATATTGTCAAATTAAGGAGGGTAAATCATGAAGAAAGAAAAGCCAACAACAAAAACTTGTAAGCACTGCAAAACGGAAATGCCTATTGATGAAAAGGTATGCCCGAACTGCGGTAAAAAACAACCAAACGGTTGTCTCATTGCAATCATTGCTCTGGTAGTGGTTATTGTGATTCTCGCATTGCCTTTTGGCGGCAGTGATGACACAAAAGAACCTGATACCGAACCAACCAAGACTTCTAAAACAGATACAAAAACACCCAGCGAAGACGATATCCAAAAAGCTATTGAAGAGGATAATACTATCTTTGATTTAGTTGAAACATCCGAAAACTTGACAAATACCTTGCTGATTGCTGTTTCTAATACAGAATCGGGAACTACAACCACTCTCGATGTATATGACCTCTCCGGTCAAACAGAGCGTTCTCAGTACCATCTTTCGTCCCAACTCCCGAAGAAAGATGGTACAAATGATGAATATGTAGAGGCAGCAAAAAATTATATCCTAAACGGCATGATGATTGCAAGTGATATGCACTCTTACCTTGATAAAAACAAATTAGATGATTTGTCTGATTACAAAAAGAGAGTTGAAGCACAGCAAAACTATACCTTATCCGTTGTTTCAGCGAGAATGGTATATCTTTCCGATGCAGGAGTGCCAGAAGATAAAATTAACGAAATTCTCGGAACAAATTCTGATACAGAATAAACTTAAAAAATCCCCCTTCCCGCTACCAACAGGAAAGGAGATTCATATAGCGGTCATACCGTGGTATAATCCGCCCTCGACAAGCAGATTATAACACAAGACCGCTTTATTTGCTATACCCAAAATCAAATAAAGGAGGTCTGAATATGTTAAAAGCAGCATTATACGCCCGTGTATCCTCTGAAGAACAGGCGAAACGGGAAAACTCTATTCCTGCACAGCTGCGTGCCCTGCGTGAATATTGCCGGAAGAATAATATTGAAATATTCAAAGAATACAAGGACGAAGGCATCACCGGACAGATCAGTAAACGTCCTGCGTTTCAGCAGATGCTTTCCGCTGCCTTTTCCGGAAAAATCAATGTGATTCTTGTTCATAAATTTGACCGCTTCGCTCGTAAGGTGGAATTGTCCCGCTCTGTTAAAAACAGCTTGCAAGCCGCCAAGGTGAATGTGGTTTCCATCACAGAACCTATCGAGGACAGCCCTATGGGATTCTTTATGGAAGGGCTTTATGAGCTGATGGCTGAATATTATGTGCGCAATCTTTCCGCAGAGGTGTTCAAAGGAATGAATGAACGCGCTTTGAAGGGTAAACACATGGGGCAGATGCCCTACGGCTATTACTGCAAAGACGGAAACGTCTATGTAAATGAGACGCAAGCGGAGGTTATCCACAAAATCTACAGATTTTATGACGAAGGTTGGGGGCACATGAAAATCGCCAAATGGCTGAATGAAAGCAAAATTCCCACCTATAAGGGCATCATCGGAGGATGGCAGACATTTCAGGTCAAGCAGATTTTGAAAAATTCAAAATACATCGGCGAAAACCTCTGGAATGGCACCGTATACCCTGCTGATTTCCCCGCTATTTTGGAGCCGGCTCTGTTTCATCGAGTGCAGGAGAAATCCAATCTCATGACACGAACACATACCTACAGAGGAAATAACTATACCAAGCATCACCTTCTGTGGCTGCTTTACTGTGGCGAATGTGGCAGCATTATGCGTGTCAAGCCTAACCAAGATTGGCAACGCCGCAAGTTCGACACCTACACCTGTCGGGATGCCAGCCAATACAGGGGAGATTGCCGCTTCACAAAGATATTTGATGCCACAAAGCTGGAAAGTGAAGTGGATGCTTATCTTAGAAGCGTCCTCGCAGGTGCGCCTATTTCCTTAATTGTCAGCAAGGATGCAGAGAAGGTGAAGCCAGCAGATGCTTCCAAAAGCCAGATCGAGAAAATAAATGCTGAGCTCAAGCGAGCGAAGGATGCTTATTTAAGCGGCGTTTTCGATTTGGATGAGTACAGGGAAATTCGCCAAGGTTTGGAGAATAACAAAAAAATAATAGAAGCGGAAACAAAGAATGTGCCTGCCCCTCTCCGGGCAAACGAAAAAGAAGATATTCTGCGCAAAAAAATAAAGTCCGCATGGGATTTATATAAAAATGTGCAAACCGCAGAAGAAAAACGAACTATCCTAAAGACATTTATCCATAAAATTCTTATATATAGGGATAGGTGGGAGGTTGTTTTCTATATATAGCGGTTTTATATACACCCAAAATTGATAGGTGCATGACCGCCGATGTTATTTGTCTGTTGTTTGCCGTTTGACACAGAATCATCTCCTTTCATAAATATTTATTATAGCATAAGGGAGTAAATTTAGCAAAACGGTTTTTGTTATAGTCTGCTGCGCAATCGAAATTTGTATCATAGGAGGTAAAAAACATGAAGAAAATCGAAGGTTTATATCGCAGCTACTGCCACGAAAGAGAACTAGAAATGCAGGAGTATCACACAGGAGGGAACAGGATGAAAGAATTGCAGGAATTTTTGAAAAGCAAGCTCAATGCGGAAGATTATTTCACCGCGGAAGAAATACTGAATAATCTGATTGCCGAGACGGAAGAAAAAGGCTTTGCCGCAGGTGCCAAATACACCGCTAGTCTTGGGAAAGAATTGTTTGCAGAATAAAAAAATTTGCCCCTCGAAAGAGGGGCTTTTGTTATTAAAATTTCTCCCTTTTTAATACTGTTTCAGTGCTTCTTCCACTCAACTTATCAAAATTCAGTGTTTTGTAGCAAGTTAAAATGTTCCTTTCGCAAAACCTTCCAAAAGCATATTTATCGAACACTCAATAATTCCTAATTATCAACTCCTTAAAAACCTTCTCACCGCCAATAGCCACTCCGAGATTATTAACCCGCTCAACCTCTTCAATATGAAATCCCTCATACAGATTCCGCACAAACGCATCATCATTATATGTAAGAATCCACTTTCCTTTCAGATTATATAACATTTCTGCCAATTTTCGATGTTCAGTTTCTCCAAAATCATCCTTCATCTGATAGAACTTTTCCGTTCCATGATAAGGTGGATCTATAAAAAACAGCGTCCTTTCGGAATCATGAATCTGTAGAATTTCATCAAAAGATTTATTCTCAATCAGTACCTTGATTAATCGTTCATGCACCGCCTGCAAATTTTTTATTGCAGATACATCCTTAAATCCAACTCCAAATGTAGACACCTTAGATCCATAAGATGCTTTAATCAAATAAAACATTCGTGCCGCTCTCTGCAGTTCTGTCATTGTTTCCGGTTGCATTCCCCGTTGTCGGAAAAATTCTTCTCTGCTGTTTAGCATAAAACTGAGCTCAGCTTGCAACGCCTCTGGATGATATTTTACCATCCGAAAAAGATTCACCAATTCTCCATTGATATCATTGTATACCTCTTTAGAATGAGGTGTTTTCCCGAATAACACCCATGCTGCACCGCCAAACGGCTCAACATATTTTTCTATTTCTTCTTTCGGAAATTTCTTGATAATTTCCTTTCTAAGCAGTTTTTTCCCACCTACCCAAGAAACAAAACTATTCATATTGATCGCTCCTTTCTCTGTTCATCATCCCACAAAGAAAGTCTCTTAAAGTCTCAATTTTTATAAAAAAAAAATTAAGGGGACGGATAACCGCCCCCTACCATTTTCGCGACCTCACGAAAAAGCTTATTTCTTCGTCAGCACTGCCACATTTCCCTTACTGGTAACACTATACCCGATAGCATCCGCCACATCCCGAATTTTGATATAGTTTGTGCCATCCTTAAGGATACGTTCTGTCATGTGTTCTTTGCCGTCAATAATAACCTTGCATTTTTCTACCACTTCATCATCCCTCATTTCGTATTGAAATACATCCTCGACCAACAGCCAATGCGTGAATTTATTGCACCGCAGGGGGACTTCTCGCACGCCGTAAGCCGATCCATCCGCCGCCACATAATACGGATGCCCATTCTTCATCCCGGTATAAACCCCGATATGCCCCTGCATCCAGACCAACGCCCCAATGGGTGCATTTTCAATGGTGGAAATGGGGTTGATTTTGGTTGCCCTCGCCTTCCACTGGCCCGAACCGAGCGTCACGCCGCACGCCCAAGAAATCAGACCACTACAATCCACGCAAACCTTCCCGATTTTCTCCCTGTCACTCAGCCAGACCATTTTCCCGTAGGTGTTTTTCAGAAATTTATAGTTCTGCTCCGTCATAACCTTGCCCTTCATGCCGTAAACATAGGGCGTGCCGATTTTGGAGCGGCAGAAGGCTACCAGCTCCTTACCTGTCATTTTTTTCGCCATATAATCACCCCTTTACAAGCTCTCTGACCGTTTTATTTTCCTTCAGCAACTTTCGCATTTCCTCCAGTGCCTCATCCACCCACAGGGAGAAGGTGTCGAAGGATACCGCCATAGCCAATGCAGGGAACCGCTGGATGAATAAATCGTAGGTCTGCCGCAGCTTCAGCTTGCCTGTGCCGCTGCCTAATTCCGCTTCTGCCTGCGTGACCGCCCACAGCAGCCATTCCTTTACCCTTTCCCTCTGCTCGGATGTTGGCATTTTCAGAAACCGCCCGATGCACACACCGACCATCCCTGCAACCGCCATCAGCGCAACCACCAAATACCAATTTTCCATTAAAAACATCATTCTTTCTCCCTTCTTTCTTTTTTTATATAAAAAGCGCCCGATTTCTCGAACGCTCTTTCTGCTTATGCGCTTGCCTTCAAAAACAGCAATCTGAATGTTTCTCTCCCTTTTGGGGTAATCAAGGTCTGCGTGCCGGTATAACTTTCCCTCTTTTTTTGATGGCACGAGAATAACTTCCAGTTTCATCAATCCAATCCTGTAAGATTTTTCTTTCCCCTTCTATCTCAACAATGCAATTATCTGTTCTGTTTCTGCTTTGCTCCTTCATTGTTGACCATCTACAATTTTCAGGGCAATAGTTTCCATCCACATCAATTCTGTCTATAGTTAAACTTTCATCATAGCCAGAATTAAGTGCCCATTCTGCAAAGTCTACGAAAGAATCTTGCCATCTCAAACAAACCTTTATCCCTCTTCCTCCGTAATTTTTATACTCCTTGTTTTTTTCATTTCCACAGCGGTCTTTCATATTTTGCCAACAGCGGTATAATCTGGTATCATGCTGTCCATGCAAAAATTTTAAATTTCTTGTTCCCTCCCTTCTTATGCAACCGCAACTTTTTGTTCTATGATTTACCAAATTACTTCCTCGGACAATAATCTCTTTACCACAATCACATACACATCTATACTGTGACAAATCCCCCATTTTACTTGTTCGTTCCCTTACAACCAACTTTCCAAATCTTTGCCCAATTAAGTCCTTTTTGCAAACTTCCGAAGTCCGTTCTCTTTGGAGACACCCGCACGATTGAGTATGCCCCGAATTAAGGTGGCTACTGCTTACAATTATTCTATTGCCACAATCGCATTTGCATATCCATCTAATTCTATTGTGTTTATCCCGTTCTGCAAGTCCAACAACACAAAGTCTTCCAAATTTTTTTCCTGTTAAATCAGCAAATCTACCCATAATTTTCTTAACCTCCCTTCTGGATAGTTCTGACCTCGTTGCCGTTGTAGTTAAAAATCTGCAATTCATTCATACTTTCACAACCCTTCTTTCTCGAACGCTCTTAATCACTTCAACAATTTCACCGCAAAGCTGTTGAATTTTTTCCATTTCCTCACGCTTTGCATAATTTGTAATCTCAGAGGATATTGTCAAATATTTTTCATCAAATTTAATCAGCATATTTAAACCTCCCTTTAAATCATCTTGCTTACCAAAGTTACCAGTGCCAAAACCAAGCCCATCAAAAAGATAAAATGTACCATTAGCTTAAAAATATCTTTTTTCATATTGCACCGTTGGAGTTTTTCATGTATTATTACTGATAGAAGGTTGGGGCTTTCGCCCCTCCCTCTATGTAATGAGTTTGATTAGGATTAAAACCCATCCTACCAATGAGATTATCCTAATCATGAGCTTTTCAAGTTGTTCCACCAGCTTGATTAGCTCTTTTATTTTGTCCTCCAACGTGTCACCTCCTTTCTATGGTTTTATTATAAACTAATTCGTTTATAACGTCAATACTATTTTTATTATTTTATAAAATATTTTTTTATTTTATATTTATTATATTGATTTTATAAATTTTTCAGTATATAATAATTAAAAAGGAGATGATTAAATATGGCACTTAGCGAAAAAATCAGAATCATTTTAGTAAAAAGAGGGAACCTATCCGAAGCTGAATTAGCTAGGCGAATGAATATAAGCCCTCAAAATCTTCATAACAAAATGAAACGAGATAATTTTACCGAAAACGACTTATCCGAAATCGCAAAAGCACTTGATTGCACCTATAATGCAACTTTTACTTTTAATGATACAGGTGAGGTGATTTGATGAAACACAATCTTAGTAAAACTCGCCTGTATTCTATTTACTCAGGCATAAAACAGCGCTGCTACAATCCCAATAACCAACATTATAAATGGTATGGGGAGAAGGGCATTGCTCTCTGCAATGAATGGTCAAACGAAAACGGGTTGCAAAACTTCATAGAATGGTCATTAAATAACGGCTATGAAGAAAACCTCTCTATTGACCGTATAGACCCTGATAAAAACTATTCGCCCGATAACTGCAGATGGGTTACTCCATCTGTTAATTCCATGCTCGCCCATCCAAAAATATTTTCCCATGTTTACGAAAACACTGAGCAAATCATTCTTGAAATCAGAAAACTCATGCTGGAAGAAAAAATATCTCAGCGCCAAATTGCAGAAAGCTTAGGAATTACACCTCAAGGATTTACAAAGCTCATTAACAAGAAAAATTTCAGTTTTGAAGATGCACAGAAAATTTTAAATGCAATGGGTTATCATTTGATTTATGATTTTGAGAAGAATTAAGACCGCCCCTCGCGGTCTTTTTTCATTCCCCATCCTCTGTACCTTCCTTCCCCTTTTGGTACTGTGTACCGAAGTAGAACGCCACCACCACAGAGAAAATCGTCAAAAACTGTTCTCCGCTGATGCGCCCCACCACTGCCAGATACGAAAAAACCACCGTAAGCATAATCGTTACGATGGATTTCACTGTCAGCAAATTTTGAACTGTGATTTTTGCCGCTTCATTCATTTTCATTTTCTCTCAATTCCTCCTTGCTCTCCCATTCCGCTTGCTTTACGCTCATTCTTCTTTTCCTGCGTTCCTCCGCCCTGCGTTCTGCCTGTTCCACGCCCTTATCGTACAGCTTCATCAAACCGCAGATACCCAATTCCGTGCCGAACAGCAACAGTGCAGATGATACGATGGATGAAATGTCAACGCAGAAGCACGCCAAAATAATACCCACAACAACAACGCACACACAAAACGATAGGGACAAAACCACAATCGTTGTCATGGTATCGTTATTGATTTTAAAACGAATTCGTCTGCGTTTTTTCATTAAAAACCGCCACCATTCAGCAGGAACCCGATAGCCGCACCGACAACCACAGCGATAGCCTTATCAATCAGTCCATCCCAACGCTTTGCCGGCTTGGAAACCAGCTGCTTCACATCGTCCTTGATTTCCCCGACATCTGTTTTGATATGCTCCTGCTCGTTCTGCAGAACTGAAAACGCCTTCGTCAATCCGTCAAGGTTGTCCTGCCGCTTCTCCATGCGGTCAATGCGCTTGTGTGCGGATTTGGTGCTATCCAGTGCCTCCTGCACCATTTTTTCAATGTTTTCCATGCTGTCATCCCCTTTCTCAACTCTGCACCTGTGCCGCTGTAACATGGTGCGGATTGTTAAAATCATTCAAGTGCGCCTGCAATGCCGCCATGACCGCCGCTGTCCCGACTGCCGCAGAGGATGCCAACGAACCGCTTTTCACGCCACTGGTAACGGATGCCGCAAGCGTGGGAATGAAGTCCCCCAATTCCACATCGTTGTACTGCTCCAGAAGGCAATCCCATTCGTAGGAAATAACCTTCGCCTGTTTCCGAAATCCCATTTTGGTATTGATAACCGTTACCATATCCCCCAGGAACACTTCTTCCAGAACGGCATACTCCCGATATTCCACCGTCTTTTCCAGTGCCACAAAATCCACCTTGATGTTAATACTCGGAATATCGCAACCCTCGTCCAACAGCTTTTGCGCCTCTGCCTGCACCTCGGAAATGCTCTTATTTTCCTCTGTCAGCGTGTGGATTTTCGGGTAGATATAATCGCCCAGATGGGGGCTGTCAAGTGTTGCAGAGCCGTTCTTGCCGTAGCAGACAATGCGTGTTTTCACGTTGGATTCGTCCTCTGTGACCTCAAGTCCGACAAGGTTTTTGCCATAGCGAATGGAAACGCCTCTGTCCTGCCCCAGTGCCGCCTTGACAGACACCCGAAAGCCATCCCGCAGCAGCTCGCCGCCGTAGCCCTTGACAAACGAGGTTGCTTCGTCATCGTCCGATAACAACGCCTGTACGGGATTCATACGCCCCGTTGTGAGCGTCCCTGTGATGGAAATATCCGTATCAAAGGAAAAGGGCATGGGATAGGCAAACGCCGCCTGTAATGCCGCCAGTGCCGCCGTAGCCGTACCGCTGTGTGTGATTGGTTCGCACTGGTTGTCCAGTAAATCATAAAAAATATGCCGTGCGTTGACCGCAATCTCCTTCATACTCGGCTTGACGTAATAAATGCGGAACGGCTGCATCCCTCTTGGCGTGGATGCGTAGATAATTCGCCCACGCTCAATGCGTTTCCACTTGCCGCCATCATCGTATGGGTGCTTCATCTCCAGCTCATACGCCCCGTTCAATTCCTCCGTCACAATACAAGAGCCGGGAACCAATGTCCCCAGCCCAATTGTGTCAAATGTCTGTGCTGTTTTTTCGTGAATGGTAATCATAGCATCACCCCATCATGCCTACCAGTTCCTGATACTGCTCCTCTGTGATGCGGTTCGCCATAAGGAATACGTCTAATTTGTTCATCATGTCCTCTTTTTCGTATGCCCCTCTGCTAATCAGTTTTTTCAGTCTTGCGTATGTCATAATATCTACTCCTTTCAAATTTCCAATTCCTTCATGCAAACCAAATAGTCTACATTGATTGCTGTGTCTAAAATTGCCTGTTCAGTTTCGGTGAGTTGTGGTTCGGGGATGGGTTCGGGTTCGGGTGGTGTGTATTCCGAAAACGTACCTGTTTCAGAATTATAAATCATACCAAGCGTAACGGTTTCATCACAAGGAATGGCAGTCACAGGGTTGCCCGATGGGTCAGGTGGATAGTAGGGTTCTGTTTCCCTGTCTTTCAGAACGTCAATCACTCTGTTTTGTAAAATCATTGCATAGTTTTTCATTTTTCCACCTCCTTACCATTCGATAATAACAATACCATCTCCGCCTTTGCCTCCCTTACCATATCTCTCGGGGTATAAACCATAACCACCGCCGCCACCACCAGCTCCGATACCGCCATCACCTCCTTTACGCGCATAATCACCCCTAGAAGCTCCAGGCCCACCATTATCATATCCAGCACCGCCGCCGCCGCCACCTTTACTACCACCTGATTTTCCACCATACGCCATGAAGTTATCTTGTCCATTTGCCTCCCCATGGCCTCCGACTGTACCTTTATAAGTATTGGGGACTGTGCCGTTGCCAGAAATGCCCCCAGCTACTGTAACTAGTGAGCCAATGACAGTTGAACCGCCAGCCACAGCATCAGTGCCACCAACTCCAATTTTTATAGATATAGCGGTACCTGGCGTAACAGAATATGCTTTTTTAATAATTCTTTCTCCTCCTCCGCCGCCAGCAGCACCATGTCCACCGCCGCCACCACCAAAAGCAGTAACCAAAATCTTCGTCACACCAGCAGGAACGGTAAACGTGCCATCTGATGTGAATGTTTGTGTGCCATGTGCAGGAAGCATCTTATCCAATGGCAGAAACCCACTTGTCCCAATCGTACTATTCAAATACGCCTTAATTCCCTTCTGCAAGCTGGATTCTACGTCCCCACGCTGCGCCAAGGTTTCAAGAATCCCCCAGAACGTATCCACGCCGTACTCCGCCGCCTTGTCCCCAGGCTCGCCGAATGCTGCGGCAATCTTGTGCATGGTATCCAGTGCGTCTTGAATTTCCTGAAACAGCACCACCAGAACGCCGTATTCGTTCTCACTTTCAACGGAATCCGTCCAAGGAATTGCCGCCGTTACATAGATTTCAAACACCTGCGTAGACAAAATCTGACCGCCTGCGTTCCATACGGAAATCTGCGCCTCGACTGCCTTTGCCTCGGATAAAATTTCATTCGTCAGGGCAAATTGGCATCTGCCTGCGGTCGCATCCGTCACTTCCCCCTGATTAAAAAATGTGCTGCCGTCCGCCTTTCTGAATGTGATACGCACCTGCTCGCCTGCCAGATTGATTGGCACACCGTTTTCATACAGGCACACATCCAGATATCTGGATTTTGTATCATTCTGCACAGGGCGAATCCCGATGCTGTTCGGCTTTTTGTTCACATCAATTTCCAGCCGATTATACGTTTTTGCCATTTTTCTCACTCCTTCCAAAAAATCCGCATCAAAAAAGCACATCCGTTTCATTTTCAGATGCGCCTTTCTTGACAGAATATCTTTCTTTTGTTATCATAAATATAAGAAAAGGATTACCGCTTTTGGAAGGGCGGTCAGTCCGAATGGTTTTGGAAAGACCGTCTAACTTCTGTTAGGCGGTCAATTTTTATTTATCCCCTGTTTTTACACAGGGCGATAATAGCTACGATGAGCATACCGAATTGAAATAAATCCGAATATGTAACACAATTCATAGCATCACCCCCTTTTCAGAGAGTGACTGAACCGCCAAGCGATAATCCTCGCTTACAGCATACCATAAATTTCATTTTTCGACAACTACAGCCATCTCCAACGGGGCTGTATTTTTATTTTGCTGACATTCCCCGTCCAACTGATTTCGTTTTTCCCGACCTCAAAGCGAGGGAACTCCGCACCGCCGTATTTGCCGTTCTGGTTGGTGTTACCCTTGAATACCTCCATCATTTCGCTGTCGATCGTGATGCTCTCCTGCACGCCGTACAGGGGGAAATCCGCCCCATTGATAGTAAGCGTGATATCCCCACTACCATAAACCGTAATCAATGGTTCACTGTATACCGTCCCGCTGTTGCGGATGGTGGTCGGGGCGGTCAGCTCCAAAGCATCCCCTGCGGCATTGACGCTGTATTTGAAGGGTTCAACATCAAACTGCACCAGAAAATCATTGATATTTTTCAGAATACTGCCAAACTCAATCTGATTTTTGATATACGCACGATACACCTTATCAGGCTCACTGGAAAAAATAACCTCTCCGAACCCCGTCAGCCAACCGCAAACCTCGTCAATCTGACTTCTGTCCATCACATGACATTCGGCATCCTTGGTATAGTTCTGGTACGTCTTTTCGTCCTCATGCAAAACACCGTTCCTGCCGCTGACTTTGATTTCGTTTATCTTCCTCTGCGGAATGAAAATAGAGGGTGCTTTCAGCATCACAACGCCCATATCCAGTGAATTGACACCATTCCAGATAAAATATTGATACATCAAACTGCACCCCCTACCGCACTTACACGCCGTTTCCTGTAAAATTCCATTTCACGCATGAAATCCTCTGTTGTTCTTTCGTCTTTGTTTTCAACAGTGCCGATATATACGTTGAAATTTTCCGTTCTGTTTCCTTCGTTGCCCTTTTTATATCTCTCCGCTTCAGGCTGTGTCAGCACCCGTTCGCCCTTATGCAAAATCGCACGGTATCCATCAAACGGCACCTCTCGCAGTCCTGTTCTGTGACTACCGTCCGAACCGCCATCGCCCATGCCTGCCTCGTCCTTCGCCGCCTTAATGGCATCCCGAATTGCCTTCACAATGGCATTTACAATACTGCTTTTGCCGTCCTTGATACCATCTGCAACGCCGTCTGTAAGAGCTTTCCCGACATCGTTGAAATCCTCCGCGTAGCTTTTCGCCTGCTCCACAGCGTTCATTGCCAGTTCTTCCATTTCCTCAGAATAGAACTGCTGTGCCGCTTCATTCGCCAAGCGTCGCTTTTCCTCGAATTTCTCGACATATTCCTCAAATTTTCCGACCTCGAGCCTGTCCAGTTTCTCCGTAAAATCAAGCGCATCCTCAATATTCATATCCGCAATCTCGGAAAGCAGTCCGCTGGAAAGACCTTTCTCCTTCAGCTTTTCAATCTGTTCGTTATACTGCTGAATTTTCTTGATGCTTTCATCCAGATCTGTCAGCTTGAAAATTTCTTTTTCGCTGTTCTCGTCCTGCACTCTGGTAAACAGCTCGCCGTAATCAAACAGCTTGTCGCTCAGACTGGATTCCTTCTGCTCGATGGCAGAAAGCTCGGATTCATATTTCTGCTTAAATTCCTGCAAAGCCGTCAGGCGTTCCTGTAATTTCTGCTGTTCTGCCGTCCGCGCCGCTTCCAGCTGCTTTTTATTCCAATCCTTTTCCAGTTTGGCAATTTCGTCGAGAATAGATTTTCTGTTTTTCGGCTCCGCTTTTTTCAGCTCCGCCTGTTTCTTTGCAAGATTTTCCTTATACTGCGCCAGTTCCTCTTTGGCGCGCTCGTCCTCTGCCTCCTTCTGGATTCTGGAAATTTCAGCATTTACCGCGTCAATCTCATCCGCAATCGCGGTTTTGATTTTCTCCGCCGTACTCTTTACTGTTTCCGCCGGAATGGTATCCATTTCCCCTGTAATGACAGCTTTGATTTTTCTGATTGCAGCTCTTGCCGCTTTAGCAACAACATTGTCCTTCTCGAATCTGATTGCGAGCCCCTGCATCACAAAACCGCAGATTTTTTCAGACCATTTCGAAGGAGAGTGGGTATCGAAGCCATCCTTACCCGTGAACCAACTCTTGATTTTATCGACTACGCCTTTTACTTTACCTTTCAGCCAGCCGACCTTATCATTGATACCATTCCACAGCCCCATCAGGACGTTTTTGCCGATACTGACAAAATCCGAAACCTTACCGCTGAACCACGAAACCAGTTCACTCCATGCCGCCTTGATATCACTCACGGCATTTTTATAGTAGGCAATCCCACTCTGGAACACGCCGATGATTCTATTGATTGCGGCGTTCACCTTATTCCCGACTGCATCAAAAACGGCGTTGACCTTATTTCTGAATTCCTCGGAAGTATTATAGGCATGAATCAGCTTCAGCACCAATGCCGTAATAACCGCAATCACAATCGTTACAGGCCCACCAATAGCGGCAATCGCAATCTTGACCGTACCAAGAGCCGTAGCCACCGCAGGGGCAATCGTCATAATCGCTCCTATGGATTGTATCAGCGTGCCGATGATAATTATCACGGGGCCCAATGCTGCCAGAATCGCCATAACGGCAACAATAACCGTCTGCGTAGCAGGAGACAGATTACTGAACCGCTCTGTTAGGGATTTCGCTGTTTCCGCAAGCTGTTCCAATAATGGCGCAATCGCCTCCAGTGCCGCCGAACCAAACTCTATGCCTGCGTTCTTCACTGCATTCAAGCTTTCCTGTGCCTTTGCGCTTGGCGTACTGAGTGTTTCAAGGGCATCGGCTACATTCCCTGTGGAATCCTGCATATTCCCCAATTCATCATTGAAAGCACCTACACCGGACGAAAGAATAGACAATGCACCTGTACCGGCTTCACTGGAACTCCATAAGCCTGCCAGAGCCTCAGAATCACCGTTCACGCTGTCATTCAGAATACCGAGAACATCCCCAAGGCTCATGCCGTCATTCATAAGCTGTCCGAAGGATTTTCCCGTTTTGCTTTTCAGAATCTCGCCCACATCGGAACCGGAATCCCCCAATTCATTCAGCATGCTTTTCAGATATGTGCCTGCCTGCGCTGTGGCGACACCGTTTTTTGTCAACTGTGCATACGATGCGGCAAGGTTTTCAATATTTACCCCATAAGCAGATGCCAGAGGAATGACCTTCCCCATGCTCTGGGATAGCTCATTTACCGTTGTCTTACCATCATTCTGTGTCTGAATCAGAATATCAGATAACCTTCCGGCATCTGATGCCTCCAGACCGTACGCGTTAATAATAGTGGTTAATACGTCAACAGCATCCGCCGTTTCCAGAAAGCCTGCTTTGGCAAGACCAACCGATGTGCCGACAAAAGAAACAGCATCAGCAGTATCTACAGATGCCGAAATTGCCTGATAGGTTGCATCGGCAATCTCGCCTGCACCTCTGCCTGTCTCTGTAGATAATTGCAGCATATCATCTCTGAGTTTTTCGAGTGGTACGCTTTGCAAATCTGCAACCGTACCTACCTTCGCAACCGCATCCGTATAGTCACTTGCAAGCTTCACAGATGCCCCAAGAGCGGCAGCGGATGCGGCAGATGCAACACTTACTTTCTTCCCGACAGTTTCAATCTTGCCGCCAAGCTCCTGCACATCTTCCCCTGCCGCCGCAATCTGCTGTGCGGACACGCTGCCGAAATTCTTCATTTCCTTAGTAAGATTTTTCAGGCTGTTTTCCGTTGTTGAAATCTCCCGTACCAGACGGCGGTATTGCTCCTGATTGACCTCCGTACCGTTTGCCATGTCCTTATCGGCTTTTTCCTTCGCCGCCTTCAAGGATTCCAGCTTGCTTTTTGTTTCCGATACGGATTTTGTCAGCAGTTCTTGCTTCTGCCGCAGAAGGTCGGTGTTCTTCGGGTCATGCTTCAATGCCTGATTGACGTATTTCAACTCATTCTGCAAATCCTTTGCGGATTTATTCAGCTCCGCTAAGCCGCTTTTGAATTTCTTGGTATCCGAACCAATCTCAATGGTAATGCCCTTAATGTTCCCCATGCTCTGCCCCCTTTCCGAATTTTCCCCTCAATGCCTTTCTGTCCGGCTCCGTCTGGCTCAGTATCCAACACTGTTCCAGATAGTCCCTGCCGCTTTCCGTCTGCTGTAAATTGAAGATATACGCATCCCTTTGCAGTCCGAAGTAAATATCAATCGGCAGGCGTTCCACTTCAAAAAAATCGAGCCTTGCGTAGTCCATGACGATTTTTTCGGACAGAGAGAAAACCTCGTAATGCGAATCCTCACCTGTGTCGCCGGGGATGGAGGGCAGTCTTAGTTTGGGTCTGTTACAACGTCTTTTACGGAACCCAGATAATCCTTCAGCAGTTCCACCGCATCTGCAAAGTCAAACATATCCTCAATTTTCTGCTGCGAATATCTTCTCTTTTTATTCTGATTGATGATTGCAGTCAGCAGAGAATATACCTCGCCGATGTCGCTCATCTCCTGCGCCGCTGTCAGCCGGTCAAATATCTTTTTGCTCGGCATAGGCAGAACCGCCACAAAGCCATCATGCAGCTTAACCATGTATTTTTTCTTTTTTCTCGTTGTAAAATCTAACATTCCTTTTCCACCTCACAAAAATGAGGGGCTGTTATGCCCCTCTCCTCACGCAATACTCGTGTCCGCTTCCTTATACAGAATCAGCGTGCCTTCATTATCCTGTGGCTGTGCCTTAAATTCCGCATTGATGACAGTTTCCTTATCCTTCGCAAAGGACAGTTCGAACCCTGCCTCATTACTGCCGACGATGGTCACACGAATGTCACCGTCCGTCTTATCCTCATGCACAAAATGCAGAACGTATTTCTTGCCGTCATTATGGCTCAGACCGCCGATTTTGACCGTTCTGGTCTTTTTGGCTGTATCCTCTGTCACTCTGGCGGTGGGTGTCAGCTTTTTCAGCGTTTCGCCGTTCCATGTCATTACGCCGCTTTTCAGAATCGCTTCTTCATCCGTGATGATTTTCTTGGAAACGAAATTCAAATCATCCTTCGCTTCGTAAAATGTCGGCTTGTAGGTCAGTGTCGCACCGCCCTGAATATAGCCCAACAGCTTAGCCTCAACCTCAATGGCTGCATCCTCAGGCAGTTCCCCTGTAAATTCATCCACATACAGCTTACCGCTGCCAAGTACAATTCTTTCCATTAGTTTTCCACCTTTCTTGTAATGTCAAATGCAAATGTTACCAGATACATTTTTTCCTTCTCGATGTAGATTTCCGTTGCATCGTAACGAATCCCAACAGAATCCAACGCCTTCTCAATTTTTTCCTGATTGGCAAAATCCTTCCTCGCCGAATAAAGCTCCACAATGTAGCTGTCTTTTCGCAGAAAGTTTCTGCCATCCGAGCCCCAAGCGGCTTCTCCGTCCTTCAGATAGACGATATAGGGCAGCGCGGGGCTTTGGTCTGCCTCATAAAAATAGACCTCAAGCCCTGTACTGCGCAGCAGCTTATATAACTCACTTTGCCGCATCCTCTATTGCCTCCCTTACCTGTTTCTCATACTCCCGAATGACCTGTTCTTCAACCGGCTTAATGTGTGGGATTGCCCTTGTCCGCTTGCCGTTTGCCATCACATGACCATGCTCCAGAAGGTGTGTCAGCCGATACCGCTTTTTGTTGTGAACGATATACCTCGCATTTTCGCCGAATCCGCCCGCTTCTCTTGTCACGCCCCAGCTTTTTGCATATTTGCCTGTTCTTTTGGGGCTGGTCTGCCGCAGCTCTTTCGCGGCGGCATTTGCAACGACTTTTCCGCAGGCATCTGTGTTTTTCACAATCTCCGCCTCATATTCGGAAAGCATTTTCGCAATCTCATCCGATAAAGCATCAGCCTTTATGCTCATATAGACCACTCCTTGCTTCGCAGTATAATTCTGTGTGGTGGAAATCGTTTCGGAAACGATACACGCTGTATAATCTGCCCCTAAACCGCAGGATTTCCTCCTGTTCATATTCGCCGTATGGAATCCGCAGGCACAGGGCAGGGCGCAGTCCCGTTTCTCTGCACTTGAAAAATTCGCTTTGGTTGATTGGCAATTCCTCCGCAAACACTTCGCGCTCCTCGTAAACCGTCTGCTTCATGCCGATTTCATCCCGTATTGTTTTTTCTACCAACAGCGTCACAACATCGTTATACATTGTACTCACCACACAAACTCAAACCATTTCTCATGCCCTTGTAAGCCTTTTCATAACGCTCGCCTTCGCCCATGAAATCATATTGCCATTTGAGGTACAGCTCAAACACCTTTTGAATTGCGGAATCCTCCTCGTTAATGACAGTAATGCCGACACGCATCATGTCTTTTTTGCAGGCATCCACGTTGTACTGAATTTCCTCGTTCAGCTTATCATGTGAAATACGCAGCGCCGTTTTCAGTCTCGCTAAATCTGCCATTCCTTACGCCTCGCTTTCCACAATCTCCACAGTAAATTCCACATCTCCTGCGGATGTTGTCACCGTAAAGGTTTCCACGCCGACAGGGAATTTTTCAAGATAAGCCTTTTTCAGCACAACCGCAGTGCCGCCGGAAACAGACCAGTTCGCCCCGCCTTCCTTCGGCACATCTGCGCCGTGATGCAGCAGGGCTGTAATGGTCTGACCGCTTTCGGCAGCCGTTACGGTAAGATCAGCATGGTTTGCGCTGTCTGTGCGCTTATCAAACGTGCCGCCGCTTACTGCGTTACTTTTTTTTTAAGAATCAGCACGCCGTTGGGGTCTGCCAACTTCCCGTCACAAACCAGAGTGACCTTCACCTTTTCCTGATTGTTGTCATTATCTCTCCAGCGGTCGGTGCGCATCTGCATATTTGTATTGATGATGTAATCATTCAGATTCACAAACACACCGAACACCTCGCCGTCGGATGCCGCTGCAAAGCTTTCCAGTACATCCTCCTCTGTGGTGATAACCTCCTTGCCGCCGAATCTGTAGGTTTCACCCTCGGCAATGCCATAGTTTACTCTTGCAATAGGCTGACCTGTGGAATCCACCATACCGTCAATCTGTGCATCAAAGGTACCCTGTGCAAATACGAACACGCCGTTTCTATAGGCTTTTTTCATCTTGGCGAATACCTTTTCCTTCCACGCCTTCCAGCTTGCCACATCCTCCGCCGTCATTTCAATGACATTACCTGCGGGCACTCTGCTATCCTTCGTAATACCAAGCATCTGACCGCTGCCTGTGCCGGCGATAATGCCCTTATCCAGTGCGGCAATGATAGCCTCTACCGCCAGAGGAACAAACATTTCGGTAAATTCTGCGAAATCAACCACATTTGCAATCAGGCTCTGTGCGATTTTGCATTCCAGACCGTAATAGCTGAAGGATACCTTTGTATTGGCGGTTACCTTCTTGTCTGTGGATGCAGAGGCGTCCGCAACCCCGCCTTCCGGTTGGCACCAGGGACGGGT